TTCAGGCTCTGCCGGGCCTGTACCACCTTCGGGCTGGCGTTAATCCGGTTGACGGCGGCGAGGCTGTCGCAGTCCCGTACCGCGATTTCCAATGAATCGAGAAACTGGCCGATCGTCTGCCTTGGCGGCGGCGGTGGGGCCTCGTAGGCCGGCGCCTTCTCGGCAATGCGGTCAGCGCGGGCCATCGGCGCAGCGGCAGCCCGGCGCATACCCTCACCATCATCATCGTCGTCCGCGAGCACGACGTTGAATACCATCGAGAGCAGATAGCGGCGCAGGTAGGTGATCGCCGATCCAACCGCCTGCACCGGGGTCGTTGCTGTTCTCCCGCCCTGCGAGCCGGCATTGACGGTCGGAGCGTCCAGATACTGCTCCTCAAAATATCCGTCCGCATGAGCCACGGTGCAGGTGATGCGGATCATCCCCTCGGACGAGGATGGAGCGCTGCCGTAACGCACGCTGAACCCGTGCCGGGTGTAGATCGGCCGCATCGCAGCGTCGATGGTTTCAAGGCGCGCATACCTGTTGTTCAGGTGGCTGTTCTTGGCATCCCGCACGACTGGCAGCATCTCGGATTGTGCGTCGGCCATTGCGGCATTGAATGCGCGGCGGGCCTGGTCGTGGCTGACATCACGCTGGAGCCGTAGCAGTTCGCCGAATTTGGCAACGTCGAACTCGGGGTTGTTCGCGGCCCGCTCGATGAACGACATCAGGGCGGTGTTGCCGTTGGTCGTGGTGACACTCATTGAGCCATACTCCGTAGCTTGCGTGCGCTGACCACCTCGCCGTCCTCGGTCACCCCGAGCAGCACCACACGGGTGACTTCCACCGGCATGGTGAACTGTTCGACAATGTCGGGATAATTGGCGCGCATTTCCTTGAGGTCGGTGCGAGTGACCTGCGTCGTCTGGATATCGGCGAGGTAAGACGCGCCCTCACGCAAGTCCGGGTTCGTCAGCAGCAACCGGCGCAACTCCCCCTCGCGGGTTTCCAGCGCCTTGATCTGCTCACGCACCGCAGCAAGTTCGTCTGGTACGGGCACGTTGGGCAGGCTGTCTGTCACGCTACGGCGTCCGCGAATGCGTCGATTGCGTCGGTTGGCTCGCCGGCAGGCTCCACGGGCCTGGGCGTGCGTGAACGGCGGGTGCGGGGCTTGCCGGACAGGGCAGACACAAACTCGCGCACGGCGTCCAGGCGGGCCTGGAGGATCGCCATCTCCAGCTCGATGGCGCGTTCGTCGTTCCTGTATCTCTCCAACGCGACAGTCGCCGCTGTAAGTATGTCTGCATTCTCGCTCATGTTGGCACTCCTCTGACGCGGCGATCCGCGACCCGGTTAAACGCTTCCTGGTGTGTGATGCCGTGATAGCGGACCTTGTTGCTGATCTGCGCAGCAGCGGCACCGATCCGTCTCGCTGCTTCCGCCAAGACGAGCCGCTGGCCGTCATGCTCAACAAAGACGGTTATGCGTCTGTTGCCGGCTGATAGTTTGGGCGTTACCCAGCGACAATTATCTGCCGAGTAGCCTTTGTCATTGTCGATCCGGTCAAGCAAGTGGCCTGTCGGCCTTTCGCCCATGTCAGCATAGAATTGCTTGAACCCGTCTGGTCCGGTCCACTCAGGACACACACCTAACCCACGGTCGTAGTAGTAGCGTTTGCTCGGGCTGGCTGGGAGGCACCTCGCGTGCATGCTTCGCCATGAAGCATGAACCGGCGTTCCATTCATGCCATGCTTATTCCACTTGTGGGCAGTCTTGTCGCCACAGGTGGTTGTGTGTCCCGAGCGGAAGTCGCAGAGCGAGATGTTGGCGGTGCCGCCGCATTCACATTGCACGGTAACGAAGCGCTTGACGTTACCCCCGGGGGTAAGTCGGTCGGCCGTTTCGGCAATCACCAGCAGGCGGCCGCGGCGTTCGCCAATTGCCGGCTTACGGACGCGGCCCGTCATGCGGCCTCTCGGTGGGTGGTGAGCTGCTCCTGGATGCTGGGCAGGACGCCGGCCTCGATCCGATCGAGCAGGGCTTGCGCCTCCATTCGCCAGTGCGACGCACCGGCCACGGCATTGCGCAGTGCCTCTAGCAACTCCAGAGCGCGCATTTCGGCGACCATGGTCTGCTGACGTGCGAGGTCGGCCTGATGTTCCAGTTCAGTGGTCATGCGGGATCCTCCTCTGGTTCCAGTATGTCGATGGATGCGTATGGCTGGCGCTCCGCATCGCAGCAGGGGCAAAAGCTCGGCCCCGCGCAGACGGCGGTTTCCTCCCACTCCAGCGGACAGGTGACGCAGAGGTAGTGCAGCCGCCAGACGCGGTAGGTTAGTGGCGGCCGTTCTGTCGGTTGATCAGTGGGACGATCAGCGCCTGTATGTCCTCCAGCTCTGCCTTGGTCTGGCGGGCAAGCCGACGCTGTAATAGCCGACGCACGCTCTGATAGACGGCCAGCAGGGCCAGCATCGCCTCCCCTTGCGTAACGGGTGGCGGTGGCAGCGACATTTGTATTTTTCCTTACAACAACTGTTGGTTGTGCGGTTTGGGTTTGTAACCCGCTGATGACATTGAAACGCGCCTGATCTGCCGGCGAGTATCTATGTTCGTGTTCATACGACAACGGATTGTTACGTGCATCCCCAACGGGATTTGCTCTGGACGCGTGAGACGGGTGGGTTACGTTGTAGGCGGGTCGGTGCTGACGATCCGCCCGAGACGCGACGACAGAACCAGGGGAGGCGGTATCGTGCCGAACCGTGCCGACACCGGACTGCTGGGAATTTGGGATCTCGACCATCTCTTACCCACCTCGCTTGGGCAAGAGTATTCGACATTTAGTCGAGGCCGTCAACCACTAAGTGTCGATGAAGATGGCGCTAATTTTTACGATGACACGCCGGACTGCGTTAAACCGCTATGTCCGTGCGATCGTCCATGTCTATGGTTTTCGCTAGGTGAGGATGCGCTGCTGCGAGCTGGATGGCCAGCCGGGCCTCTACGCCTGATAGGCGACCCTCCAGCAGATATTCCCTGCTGATGCGTAGTTTCGCCAGCAAGCGCGTAGCCTCGAATATATCAGGAAAACGCAAGCCGCGCTCATAGAGCGACCACGCTGAATCAGAAACGCCGACCTGGTCCGCGATCTCGGCCTGGGTCAACCCTCGGGCCTCACGAACCCAGCGAAGACGCAGGCCAACGTCTCGCATGAGTTGTCTGTCTGCGGTGGTGCGCTTCGGTCGTCCCATGCACGGAGTATGACTTCTTGTCGCGAGTCCAGCCACCGCCCGGTTATCCTCTTGCGCCTCGACTATGTGTCGTCCATTCTCGCCGGCCATGCGATCACATAGCGACATAATCGAGGTATTTGGCGGCTATGCGGTGCTGGCCGAGGCCATCGGGGTCCGGCCGGCGATGGCGTGTCACTGGGCGCGTCGCGGCATCCCGGCCAAGTACTGGCCCGACGTGGAAGCGACAAGGCTGGCCAAAAAGCTCGGGATTACCGCCAGGCTCCTGCGGCAACTGCCCAAATCGGTCTGTGTGGTGGCGGCCTGACATGTCGCGGGAATCAATCGGTCACCATTTCGGTGATGTCAAGACAGTTTGTCGGATTAGCCGACAGTTGGTGGCGTTGTGAACTGGCTCTTCAGCGCGCTTGGCTATTGGTTCCTGCTCGGGATCGTGGTCGCGGCCGGCATCAGCACGCTGCTGACCAGGCTGGACCGGTGAGGAACCGCGCGCCACAGAGCCACGAGTGGCTGGACGCCGCGACGCAGCGCCTGCGCGTGCTCTGGGCCGAGGGACTGGGCACCAGGGAGATCGGCGAGGAGTTGGGCGTCGGTAAGAACGCGGTGATCGGCAAGGCCCGCAGATTGGGCCTGGCGCCGCGTCCGTCCCCGCTCGGGGTGCATCCCGGCCAGCCGCTGCCACCGCCACGGCCGCGTCCGGTGTCGCTACCCAGCCTGTATCGCCCGGTCGTCCGCCAGTTGGAGCCGCAGCAGCGCTCGTCGCTCGCCGGGCGTCCACCGGCACCGCCAGCCACGCCACCAACCCCGCCAGAGCCTCCCCAGGCGCCGCAGGGGAGTGGCGGGACGTGCCTATGGCCGACGAGCAACGGACGCCCCTGGACGTTCTGTGACGCGCCTGTGGCCAGGAACGGATCGCCCTATTGCCGTGCTCACGAAGCGATGGCGTGGGTTCGTCGTCCGTCTCGTGGCGCGGAGGCGGCGGCATGAAGCTGCAGAACCATCCCACCGCCCGTATTGCCGAGGTGATCGCGGCCGTCGCTGCCGGCGAGACGCGTCCGGCCGTTGCTGCGCGGTACGGCATGTCGGTGAGTGCCGTCGAGCAGGCGGTGAATCGCTGGCACGGCTGGAAGCCGCCCGTGGCGGCGCCGTTCTCGGTGCAGCACCGCTGCCTGCAGTGCCGTGAGGTGTTCGCGGCCGAGGCCCGTGGCAACTGGATTTGCGCCACCTGCAAGTCAGCCGAGAGGTGGCGCGCATGAGCGCCGATCTGCCATTCGGCATGCCGAGTCGCGTACCAGGGAGCGCGTGGGTGCGTCAGGTGCCGGGGCCGGCGCCACGGCAGTATCCCGAGATGGAACTGCAGTACGCCGTGATGCTGTACCTCGCCGCTGCGCTGCCACACGACGCCATCGCGCATCACTCACCCGGTGAGGGCAAACGCACCAAGTCCGCGCAGGCGACACTGTCGCGCTCAGGCTACTGCAAGGGCTGGCCGGACATCGAGATCGTCTGGCGGGGGCGGGTTTTCTTCATCGAGCTGAAGGCGGCGCGCGGCGTGCTCAGTAAGGCGCAGCGGGAGACGCATCGGCGGCTGGTCTACAGCGGCGCCTATGTCGTGATCTGTCGCACCGTCGATGATGTGGAGCGGGCACTGCGCGTTGCGGGCGTGCCGCTGCGGGCGACGGTGATGGCGTAAGAGCATTGATCTATGGGGAGGAAACATAATGCCGTCGCGCATTCGGCAAGGCCAGAGCATCGCAACCGTGGACAAGGAGCGGCGAATCGCTGCCGCCATGTCGGTGAGCATGCGCATTGCCAACAATGTATTCGGCGGCAAGGGTTTTCGCTATTGGCACTTCGACGCCAACGCCGGCAATGGATGGAACCACGAGGTCGGTGTGCCAGGCAGCCCTGTTGTGTTCTGGCATGTTGCGGAAACCTGCCTGCGTCGCATGGAGCCGGCGCCATTCTTTTGTGACCGGGACGCAATGGCGATCGAACAGCTTCGCGCTCGCCTCGGTCATCTACCGGCAGCAGCAGGCTCGATCCTGCTGCCGGGCGACAATGAGGATGGGCTGGGCGTGTTCGCTGACAGCATCAGGATCAGCGAGAAGCCGCATTATGCTGTCGGCTCGCTCATCATCGATCCCAACGGCTACTACTACCGCAGCGCCAAGGGCATTGGTGCGCCTGTCGCTGGGTTGCAATGGTTCGTGCGGGAGTTCCCGCGTATCGACATCATCCTCAACCTGAACATGCGTACGTTCCATCTGCAGCGCGGCGCGGGTCACGCTGTAGCGACGCCAGCCAGTGTGCTCGCATCGCTGAACAGGAAGCACTGGCTTGTATCGCAGGCCGGGGGACAGTCGCGGCATCTGCTGGCGGTCGGCCGGAACATGGCGACCGGCGACCACAAGGCACTCGGCCTCTACGACATAGACAGCGATGCCGGCCGCAAAATCCTGAACGTCGATGCGGACTCTGCTGACGCCGGGACGGATCTGTTCGGGGAGACGGTATCGTGAGCGAGTATCAGCAGCATCCGCTCTCGGCGGCGTTTCCGAAGATGTCTGACGCAGCGTTCGCCGAACTGCGCGCTGACATTGCGGCGAACGGTCTGCTGGCGCCGATCACGCTGTACGAGGACAAGGTGCTCGATGGATGGCACCGGTTTTGCGCGTGCGATGCCACCGGCACCGAGCCACGGTTCCGCACGTTCGAGGGCGACGAGAGCGCGGCGCGTCAGTTCGTCGTGTCGGCCAATCTCATGCGGCGACATCTCGATACAGGCGAGCGTGCCATGGTGGCGGCGAGGTTTGCCACGCTGCCGACGAACCGTCCGGATAAGGGCGCAAAATTGCGTTCTTCTATGTCGGTCGATGAAGCGGCAGAGTTGTTCAATGTCAGCGCTCGCACGGTGAATAATGCCCATGCGGTGCTGGCCAGTGGCGATGACGCGATGATTGCCGATGTGCAGAGCGGTAAGGTATCCGTCTCTGGCGCTGCGAAGCAGCTGAAGGCATCAACACCGAAGCCTGCACCGAAGCCGAAGCAGCTACCGGCCAACGTCACGGCGCTACCGATCAACACCGGCTCCGTCACACTCGAACAGTGGGCCGCACTGGCGCCTGACATGCGGACGGCACTGCTGCGTCGGCGCAACAGCCGCGCCACGCTGAACCGGCAGAACGAACGCGAGGACGGCAACGCCATCGACTGGGCGCGGTTCACCTGGAACCCGATCACCGGATGCCTGCACGACTGCCCGTACTGCTACGCCCGCGACATAGCCGAGCGGTTCCACTCGGAGGGTAGTCCCGCGTTCCCGGATGGCTTCGCGCCTGCGCTGCGTGCCGATCGTCTGTCGGCGCCGATCAACCAATTGCCGCCACAGAGCGACGATCCGCGCGACGCCCGCATATTCACCGGCTCCATGGCGGATATGTTCGGCCGCTGGGTGCCGGCCGAGTGGATCAATGCGGTGCTCGGCATCGCGCGCGAGGCGCGGCAGTGGGAATTTCTGATGCTGACGAAGTTCCCCAAGCGGATGTCGGAGTTCGAGATACCGAACAACGTGTGGATGGGCACGACGGTTGACTGCCAGGCGCGCGTTGCTGCTGCCGAGGCTGGGTTCGAGCGGGTGCAGGCGCGGGTCAAGTGGCTGTCGGTCGAGCCGATGCTGGAGCCGATCCGGTTCAGCCGGCTGGACCGATTCAACCTGCTGGTGATCGGCGGGGCGTCAGTGTCGAAGAATACGCCGCGCTGGATACCGCCGTTCGAGTGGGTCGCTGACCTGATGCGACAGGCTGACGACGCGGGCTGTGCCGTGTTCCTCAAGTCCAACCTGTACCGGAAGGAGTTCCCTGGCGGGCCGCGCTACCGGTTCACCGATGAGCTGCCGCGCTCGCTCGATTACCTGGGCCGCACCAGGGTGGCGGACGGTGCAGCATGACCCGCGAGGAGATGCTGGCGCAGCTTGAAGCCCGCTGGGACGGTGGCCAATCGCTCGCCATCGACCTGGCTCGGGCCATGGAAGCGGCTGATGTGCAATGGGAGCAGGCGGCGTCTGCGCTGGGCTTTGCCTGCGCCGGCATGCTGGCCATCCACAACGATGATGCCGAGCGGCTGCGGTTGGCCATGGTGCTGGCGTTTGGGCTGCTGGAGGTGGGGCGCACCGGGGTACTGCCCGGCATGCGGGAGGATACGCTGCAATGACAGTGGACGACTCAATCCGGTTGCAGCATCATACGAAGAACGCCGCCCTCGGGGGAGGACGGCGTCCTGTAACTGATGAATCCGCTTCGGGCTGCGAAGCTGGGGCCGTGACAACCCCAGAAAAGCAGAGCCGACGCGGCAATGCAAGGGGTGTGTCTGAATGCCACCAGCAATTTACCACCGACCGGCAGCGCCTGCTGCGGTCATGGCTCGCCCTGCAGGGGCAGGCGCCGGCCCACATCATTGCCGACGAACTGGTCAGCACCATCAGCGCATTGCGCCAACTGGTGGAGCTGCGCGAATGAACCCCTACCGGCTCGCCGCCGAACTGGCCCGTCCCGTAGCGCGCGGGCATCTCACCCGCACCCAGGCTGACGCTACCCTGCTCGCCAGCACGCTGCAGGCCAAGCGGGAGGGCCGCCTGCCTTATGACGTGAAAGACGTGTTCGGCGGGCTGCGCCACATCCTGTCGCTGAACCTGGAGAACGAGGAGCGGCGGCGCGCGATGACCGAACACCGCATTCAACGTCGCATCTATTCGGTGATCGAGAAGCGTAAGCCGAGCAATGTCGTGCTGGCGGAGGCCCACGACGTGAACGGTGCGGACGGGTTCCCGTTCGATGAAACCGATGTGACCACCATGGCTGTCGTGGCGATGCGCCGCGCCGTTCGTTGGGAGGGTCGCCGCAATGACCGGTGATCCGTTCAATGCCTGGGTCGAAGACAGCTCGGCCGTGTTCGATGAAAAGGTCGTCCACCTCAAGCCTGAGGGTGGCCAGCGCAAACAGCGAAGCGAGGGACAGAGCACCAATGGGAAACTGGCGCTGCGTCCGGCCAGGCTGCCGGACCCTCAGACCCTCGACCCCCGCCGCTGGCTCTATGGCACCCAACTGATCCGGGGGTTCGTCTCGGTTCTGGTGGCGCCAGGTGGCACCGGCAAGTCAGCCTATGCCCTGGCAGTCGCCTGCGCGCTGGCCACCGGCCGTTCGTTCCTGGGCGATCACATCTTCGCCCGCGTCAACGTGGCCGTCATCAATCTGGATGACCCGATGGATGAACTGGAGCGCCGGGTCGCCGCCGTGATGATGTCGCACAAACTGCGCCGCGAGGATCTGGAGGGTCGGCTGTTCCTGGAGGACTGCGATGGACACCGCCTTGTGCTTGCCGAGCAGTCCAAGGATGAGAACGGCTTCTTTATCTCCAACCCGGACGAGGACGCGCTGATCGCCCTTATCCGGGAGAACGACATCGGCCTGATTGTCTGCGACCCGTTCGCCGAGAGCCATACGCTGGAGGAGAACAGCAACCCGCAGATGATCCAGGCGGCCGCCGTCTGGCGCCGGATCGCCCGCGCCACCAACTGCGCCGTGCTGCTCGTCCACCATGTCCGCAAGGGCACTGCTGATGGTATCGACGCTGCTCGTGGCGCCAAGGCCGTCACCGACAGCGCACGCGTCGGCCTGCTGATGACCACCATGTCGCCAGAGGAGGCGCAGGAGTTCAGCATCAGCGACGACGACCGGTTGAGCTACGTCCGACTGGATGACGCCAAGCGCAACATGGCGCCAGCCAGTAAGGCCCGATGGTTCCATCTCCGCTCCGTCAGCCTCGGCAACACCCACGATCCGCTCTATCCCAATGGCGACAGCGTGGGGGCGATCGTCCAATGGCACCCACCCGAGAACGAACTGGAAAAGGCGCCTACCAGCGATCTCAACGCCGCGCTGGACGCCATCGCCACTGGCCCCGAACCCGGCGTGCTCTACACCGCCACCAGGCGAGGCCAGTCGGCCAACCGATGGTGCGGCAACGTGCTCATCGAGATGTTCGATGTCACCGATAAGCACGCCAAGAAGATGGTCGGCCAGTGGCTCAAATCCGGCCTGCTGTTCGAGTGCGAGTTTAAACACCCAAGGTTCCACAAAACCATTCCAGGTGTGAACGTGAACAACGCTCTGAGGCCATCATGACGGCCCGCCAATTCGCCCAAACACCCCCCGGAATTGGCGCACGAATTGGCGGCAAAAAGCGCAATTGCGCCAATTCAGCCCCCAGAGGGGCTGTTAAATTGGCGCAGATCAATTGGCGCAGAGCCGAATTGGCGCACGAATTGGCGGAATTGGCGCGCGGACCATGACCGACACAGCAGACCGGCACGCCGCTGTCACCGCAGCCCGCCGCGCCGTAGACGCCATGGCCACGCTCCCAACCGAGGAGGCTATCCGCATGGTCGGCGTCATGCTCGCGCAACTCCTCCAGCATCTGCCGCCCGACGATCGCGACGACATGCTCGATGTCGCGCTGCATAGCGCCTGGACGCCGATCACCGATGCTTGACGCCGCGCGTCTCAGGGCGCTAGACGAGTCCCAGCCCGATGCCCTCGAGCACCTCGGGTGCGGTAGCGTGCAAGCCCGCTGGGCCGTCTGCCAGACACACCCGCAAAGCGAGCGCTGGGCACTCGCCAACCTGCAGCGTCAGGGATTCACCGCCTACCTCCCGCTGCACACCGTCCTCCGCCGCGATCCGGTTCTGCGCACCATGACCCGCCAGGTCGAGGCCCCGCTGTTCACGAGCTACGTCTTCGTCCAGCCGGGCACTCACTGGGCGCCAATCCAGCACACCCTCGGCGTCCGATGCCTGCTCATGACGGACGGAAAACCGGGACACGTCGATGCGGGCGTCCTGGAGGCTCTTAGAGAGGGGGAGAGGCTCCGCCGCACCACCCCTACCGACCCCACCGCTGGATGGCATCCAGGCGCCGCCTGTGCCCTGGCAAATGGCGCTCTGGCTGGTCACCAGGGCGTCGTCATCAGCACCACACCCTCACACGCCGTCGTGGCGCTCATCCTCCTCGGCGGCCTCCGCCGCGTCACCGTCCGCCTCGATGCACTCGCCAGGCCCACCACCTAGGACCGCGCCATGAGCCTCGGGTTCCTGTTCTGGCTGATCATGGTCGTCTGGATCATCTTCTGGGCGTTCGGCACATTTACGCCCGCCGGCCAGCCATACTGGAACAGAGGCGGCTGGCTCATCGGCTTCGTGCTGTTCTTCATCCTGGGTTGGGCCACATTCGGGTTCGTCATCCAGGGCGGCCGATGAACCTCCTATGGATCATCGTCGTGCTGCTCGTGCTGGTGCTGTTCGGCGGTGTGGCCGGCTATCGCGGCGGTTGGGGCGGACACCCCTACGGCGGATACTACAGCGGCGGCATCGGCATCGTCGGTATCATCCTCATCGTGCTCGTGATCATGCTGCTCATGGGTAGACTGTGAGCCGTGTCACTTACCGCACTTGGCGAGAAACTCATCGCCGCGTTGCCCCCCGCCTTCATCATCCTCGTGCTGCTCAACTGCGGATTCATCACATTCGCAGTCTACACCTTCAACGCCAACGTCGAGGCACGCAACGCTATGCTTAGTCGCATCATCGAATCGTGCCTGGTCGAGCGACAGAAACAGTGACGCGTCTCAGCGTGTGGGAATGATCGAAAAAGAATCGTTGTGAATCTATGGCTGGGAAAGGTGGAAAGCAGCCAGGAGCAGGGCGCAAGCCTGGCGTCCCGAACAAGATCACAACCGACATCAAGGAGCTGATCCTTGGCGCCCTGCAGGACGTTGGTGGTCGGCAATACCTCGCCGCACGCGCGATCGACACGCCGGCATCGTTCATGACGCTGCTCGGCAAAGTCCTGCCGCTGCAACTGACCGGCGAGAACGGTGGTGCGATCGCGGTAGACTTCAGATGGGCAGACGCAACTTCGCCAGAGCCGCCAACGATAGATGCAGACGAAACTACCGTCGTCTCGTTCATCGTTGCAGATGAAACCACCCGGGAATAGCGCGTGGCCGACGACGACCTCGATCCAGATCGCTGGGCCAGACGCTTCCTCGATGCATACGCCATGGTCGATGCCGATGCGGTGCGCACCGACCACCAGCGCCAGGTGTTCGTCGCCGGATGGTTCCGCTCCGCCATGCAGGCCGCCATCACCAAGGCCGAGGCCGCCTGGATGAAGCTGGCGGCACAACGGGACAGGGATGCGGGCGCCGCTGAACCATGAGCCGCCGCTGGACGTGCCACCACAGGCACCGCCTCCTGCGCCGAAGCCGCCGAAGCCGCCCTGGTGGCTGCGGGTGGGCGCCTGGGTGCGGCGGGTGATGGGAGGGTGACGTGGCGGTAGTCCCTCTCTTCGAGGGTGACATGCGGGCTGAGGCGCTGGAGCAGGCGATCCTGGCGACCGTGTATGAGCGCGGCGAGGGGCTGCCGTTCCCGCTGGTGTTGGGTGTGTTGCGGCTGGTGGAGCGACGGCTGATCGAGGATAGCTACGCGTGACCGAGAGCCTCGCCTGGACGTGCAGCCATTGCGGATACTGGTGCTGGAACCACCATGCGGCATGCAGCAAGTGCGGCACCAGCAAGCCCACGCCGCCGGCCGAGGAGCCGCCGTCCGACGTGGCGCAGGCAGAGCCGCCGTGGCGGATGGCCGTGCCCGTCATCGTTACCGACTGGGACGCCGCCCCATCGATCGAGGCTCTGCTGCACGCGGCGCGGCGGGCTGCGCTCGTCTGGGAGCTGCGCCGCAGGATCATCGAAGCACTGGCGGATGATAACGGCACCTACGCGCGATAAGTGCGGTTATCGCGCGTAGTGGAATTTGCTACGAAATGCCTATGCGAGTGCTGGTTTGCGGCGGTCGGAATTATCGCAACTGGTCGGCGGTGGCCGAGAGCCTACAGCGTATCCACGCTACGACCCCGATAGACGTGCTCATTCACGGCTGCGCCAAGGGTGCCGACGCGCTGGCCGCTCGATGGGCCTATCTGGTCGGTGTCCGAGAGCGTGGGTTCGGTGCAGACTGGGAGACGCACGGCAGGGCTGCCGGCCCGATCCGCAATCAGGCGATGCTGGACGAGGGGAAGCCGGATTTGGTGGTGGCGTTCCCTGGCGGCGCTGGCACTGCCGACATGGTGCGTCGGGCTGCCGCTGCCGGCATCACGGTGATGCAGGAAGGCGGTTATCGCGCGTAGTGGAATTGTGGAGGGGAGATGCCGGAACGCGGCGGTGAGGTGCGGGCCAACCCGGTCACATGCGTCACGCAGGGCCATCTCTGGGGGCCGCAGGGGCGGTGCGTGATGTGCGGCGCTTGGCGCGGCGAGCAGGCAATGGACGCGCACAGTAACCGGGTGCAGGATGAGATGCCGTGGCGTCAGACTGTTCGCGATCTCTACGACATGCTGCACTTCGGCGAAGGCGGCAACATTTTCAGTGAGGGCGAAGCAGGCCGGCTCGCGGAGGGGCTGGTTGCGCTGATCGAGGAGCGGCACCCCGCGTTCTTCGGCGCTGAGCGGAAGGCGCCATGAAACGACTCTTTTGTCGTGTCGGTAATTTGGTCCCACGGGCGAGGTGGTGTGGTTTCAGGATTGGACATCGTTGCTTTCAACCTCCCGCACCTTAACGCGAATCACCTCCGCCAGCGCCTCGCGAATGGCTCCAGCCTCCCGAATGCGACCGCGCGCATAAGCGCCTAGCTTGCCTTCGTGATCCTTCGCAGCGACGACAAGCAGATGCGGGTCTGCTTCGGTGGCTTCGCATAGGTCCACGATCTGATTGCGGACCCACCGGATCGCCGCATTGTAGTTGTTGCGACACGCCTCCCGCATCTCCTCGCGAGTGTATTCGCGTTCCTCGGTGGTTTGTGTGGTGCGGCCCGGTATTTCAACCGGGATTTCGTGCCGCTCCCCTCCGCTCACGAACGCGGAACTGGTCGTTTCAGGACTCGGCATGGCTGACATTCACCCCTTCTTGGTTGTAGATGCGCTTACACTCGATGCATCGCCGCAGTTTGCCGTCCGACCCATGCACCGTGGCGGGTGGAAACAGCCACCAGTTGATGCCGCAGTCTGGACACTGGATGGACATCTCAGCCGTGGTGGTTTCTGGTTCGCTCACGGCGCGTCTCCCTGCGTGTGCGGCGCCAACTCCTCCTCGATAACCACACGCGCCAGGCTCTCGGCGCCTATGGACACGACGCTGTCGCACGAGCTGACGCTGTAGATCACCTCCTCGGCCAACTCCCGCAGCAGGGTGCGCAACCGCTCGATCTCGAACGCCTGTTCGCGGATACGGCTCGCCATCCATGCTGCGTCCTCTGGTGCCACGGTCATCGCATTTCCTCCAGCTTGCGTTGCAGCGCGGTCAGCTTCCGTGGCGGCGGCGTGTCGGGGCGCAGGGCCAGCACGAACCGCACCGCCTCTTGCGCCAGTGCAGCGCGCACGGCCTGCCGCTCACGCCAGCGGGCCTGCAACTCGGCGTTGGTCAGCGGGCGCTCGCCCAAGGTCGGGCGGGGCATCAGGGGCCTCGTCGCCAGGTCGCTTCGTCGCGGCGGACTTCATTCACTTCGTTCTCAAGCAAAATGGCTAAGGACGCGCGCCAACTCTCTGCATATGGCCCAGCCGGCTCATTGTCGTAGATGAACTCCTCTAAGGCCGTCATCTTCTCTTTTGCGTCCATCTTCGCAGAGCATTGCGACCACGACGGCATCACGATTGTCCAGTAAGGCATCACGCCCTTCCGGCTACTGGCGAGATGGCCAGGATTAGCATCGCTGCCACGTCGATCTGTGCCTGGATGGTAGCAGAGGCAGCCTGGGCTGCTTCGTATGCCGCCTTGGCGCGGTCCGCCTTGGCGGCGGCGGCAGAGGCACGGATGGCGAAGAAGACTTGGCGGGCACGGACTTGGTTAAGGTGGCGCTTGGTGCCGGGGCGGGCGGTGACTTGGGGGCCGACATGGGCCGGGTTGGAAGGGTCATACATTTCGGTCATCTGGGTGTCCTCGGTTTCGATGACCCCTTGTAGCCTTACGTAATGCGAGATGCAAGCCTTATGTAAGATATTCGCCAATTATTTTGCGGTTGTGCAGCTCCGCTCGTGAGCCTACCGCCGGTTCATCCAGGGTATCGGCGCGGGTAAAATCCAGCACGCCGCGCGGTTATCGCTGCGGCACAGGCACAACGCCACATTCGCTGCCAGCTATGCAGGCTGGCAGCCATCCATAAGGGATATACGTAACTCATGACGCAAGCTGAGACAGGCGGCGCTTATGGCTATTTGTCCCGCCTGTTTGTGACATGCGCGCCGCAGTGTGAGCCGCTGCCGACCTTGTTAGGCGTCTGCACGCAGATTGATAATCTTATCGCCGGCTATCGCATCAAACTAGGTGAGATGCCGGACCCAGGCGCCAACAAGACACCATGAGAACCGAGCGCATCCGCGACCTGTTCGCCGAGCCGCTTGCCGCCGACTAACCCACCACCAGAGGACACCAACGCAATGCGCGCACTGCTGCTCGCTGCCACCGCTATCGCTGCCCTGTCAGCCGCGCCAGCCATCGCCATGCCAACCTGCGGCGGCACCACGCAGACCGTGAACAGCGGCGATACCGTGACCACCGCATTCCTGACCACCGCCGGCAATTGCGTCGAGGCCGGTGACAAGGTGTTCGGCGACTTCGCCGTCACAGGCGCCGGCTCCGGCTCCTCCAGCTTCTCATTCATCGGTCCGTTGGCCAACGTCACGCTCGGTTTCCAGGGCGCGATCAACCCCAACACCGTTGCCACGCTGCACTACCAGGTCGCCATCAATCCCGACATCACCACCGCCATGCGGATCGTGGCGTTGCAGAAGGACTTCACGCTCAATAGCGACGTGCTGAACGCCCCGGCGACTGCGACGCTGGTGGGCACCACGAACCCGGCGACCACCCCGCCCGTGGCGATCTCCTGCACGCGCACAGTGAACCCCTCGACCAGCGGATGCCCGGAGACGGACAGCTTCGCCCCGGTCGAGTTTCTCGTCATCGATGAGACACTGACCACGGGCGCCAACGCGGTCGTGACGGCGCTCACCGATACCATCTTCCAGGCGCCTGTTCCGGAGCCGGCCACGCTCGGCATCCTCGGTCTGGGCCTGCTCGGCCTCGTCGCCGCCCGCCGCCGTGCCTGATGGCGTCGCGTGGGAAAGAGGAGCGCAGCGCACTGGTTCTGCTCATGCTGCGACACAACTACCCGGACGACGCCATCGCCGATCTGCTGCGGATCAGCCGCTCTACCGTCGCCACGATCCGCCGACGCGCCGCGCTCGATGCTGCCATGCAGCGCCGACGCGCCGAGGGTTGCACCTACGCACAGATCGCCCAGGAGTTCGGCGTTAGTGTCGGCACGGTGCAGCGCGGCACTGGTAACTGACTGACGGCCGATAACCCAGGGCGGGTGAGGCCAGACGGCGGCCACTCCGCAGTGCGCCCAGCTACCGGCGAACGGCCTGCGGAGCGGACTGCCACAACTAGGTGCGACCCGCTGCACCCAGTTCCCAAGCCGGCGCCAGGTTTCCTCCCTGCGCGTGTAACCCGTGTGTGGCCACCGAGCACGCGGCCCCTGGGGTCGGTGGCACTTAAACGAGCAAGCCAAGCGTTTTGGCATAATCCAGAGGATGCTTCCCGCCCTTGCTCGAATTGCAGATGCGACACACGAGCTGGAGGTTGTGGCGATTGCTAGAGCCGTTGAGCCTTACCGGGATGATGTGATCGACCGCATACTGCTTCTGAATGGACTTGCGACAGTAGGCACATTTGCCAGCCTGCAACGCCATCAAGGCGATAACGTCGTCCTTGGTATATGAACCGCCCGCCTGTGTTTTTCGTGTCCGCCGTCTAGCCTCACGGACACGGCGGTCAATGGGCGGGACGGGGTGCGTTTGGCGGTAGAGTGCGTTTCTGACTCGGAGCGCCTCCTGGTGTTTAGCCCGATATCTGGCGCGAGCCTCCTTGTCTTTCTCAGGGTTGTTTTTCCTCCAGGCTGAACGCGCGGCACGTAGTGCAGCTATGGCGGCTTCTTTATCGATTACAGGGCGGATCTTCTTGGGTTGACGCTCGCGCCATCGCCTCGCTGCTTCTGTTGCCTTCTGTTTGTCGCGACTGGCTACAAGGGCTGCATACTTCTCCGGGTTCTCCGCGCGCCACCTGGCGGCGTATTGGCGTAGTTTTTCTGGGTCGCGTCTCGCATTGACCGCTTTGACCTTGTCAGGGTTCTGTCGTCGCCATTCCTTGCAGAGCGCGGTGAATTTTGTGGGGTCTTTCCGACGCCGTTCCCGTCCGAGGATGCGCGAGCAAGCAACGCACAAGCCAGTGGAGACGCGACGTTGAACCGGCTGGTGATTGAGAGGGCACGGTCTCCGGCCCTCGTTGTAGAACAGGAGGCCGGCAGCCTTGGCTTCAGAACGGGTCACGGAAGTTTCGTAGCGTGAGCACAACAGATCAACAAGCGACTAATAGGCGTATTGTTACGGTTCCATTCGCGCCTCGCGCGTGGCAAAAGCGCTTGCTTGAGGATAAGGCAAAGCGGATTGTGGCGGTCGTCCATCGGCGGGCGGGCAAGAGCACCGCCCTGATGTGGATGGGAATACGGCGCGCCCTCATAGAGAAGAAGCCGAACGCCAGAGTGATCCATATTCTGCCCTATGCCGTTATGTGGCAGAGGACCGGGTTGTGGGACCAGTTGGTGCGGGCGGCTGATGCAATACCTGGCTCTATCGTCCGCAGATCGGAGATGTCGATCAGGCTGCCAAATGGTGCCGTCTTCTTGGCTGGCGGGGCTGATAATCCGGACAGCTTCCGTGGCGGCGGCGCTGATCTTGTGATTGTTGACGAATTCGATGACACTCCGCAATCACTTGTGCCGCTCGTCATTGAACCGATGCTGGCCGATCGAGATGGCACGCTGGTTCGGTCAGGGACACCGAAAGGACGCGGTCTGCTCCAGGCGGCTTATGACCGAGCCAAGATCACGCCAGGATACAGTTCATACCTGCTAGATTACAGACAAACCGGGGTGCTGTCAGACGAAGCCATTGAACGTCTCCGAAGCGAAATGACCCCTGAAGAGTATGAGCAGGAGCTTTGTTGCAGTTTCAACAGCCCCAACTCGGGCAGCTACTACGGCAAGCTGATGGACGAGGCGGAACGCGATGGGCGGGTCACCTCGGTGCCATACGATCCGGAACTGCCGGTGTGGACATCCTGGGATCTTGGAGTAGCGGATTCCACCGCGATCTGGTTCGCCCAGGTGACGTGGGGCGGCGAATGGCGGTTCATCGACTACATAGAGGACAGCGGCGCCGGTCTGACGCACTACACCGACATCATCGCGCAGAAGCCTTACAAGCAATACGCCATGCACCTGCTGCCGCACGATGCGGCGGTGAAGGAACTGGGCAGCGGATTATCGCGCACCGAGGTGTTCACGAGCCTCGGCCTGCAGCCGTGGCGCATCGTGCGGCAGCATAGCGTCGCAGATGGGATCAATGCCGTGCGGATGGTGCTGCCCAAGGCGTGGTTCGACGCCGAGCGGTGCGCTGGCGGCATCAAGGCGCTGCGGCATTACCGGCGCGAGTGGCACGAGGCGGCGCAGACATGGCGCAGCACGCCGGTCCACGATTTTGCCAGCCATGGTGCGGACAGTTGTAGATACATGGCGCTGGGCGTCCGCGAGCTGCAGCCGCCGCGTGCGGAGCAAGATCGTGGTGACAGTTGGGAGCGGGCCTGGAAATCGCAGTCGCAGCGTGAGAAGGCGGCGACGTGGCGCGTTGCATGAGCCGACAGCAGGCGAGCCGCAGGCCGACGAGCAGGCCGTCGCCAAGGCCATAGCCTCCATGCAGGCGTTCGATGCAATGCCGCAGGAGTGGCGGGCGTTCTGCGCCGACTACGGGCGCACGGCACGCGGCGAGAGCCTCGCCAGGCTGCTGGTCGAGAGCGGCGGCGATGTCGCCCAAGCCAAGTGGCAGATGAGCGTGCTGTTGCCCATGGCGACGCAGGCGGAACGCACGCAGGCGAAACCAAAGCGAAAGCGGAAGGCTAAGACGTGAGCGTCACAATCGCAGCACCGCAGGAACGCTACGGCGCGCACAGCCTGCGCGGCGAGATCGGCCCTGGTCACAGTGATCCGGCTGCGGCCGTGGACGTGTATCCCGGTGATTTGGACGAGCTGCACGATAAGCTGGTGCAGTGGTTCGAGGACGCCGAGTCAGCCTCGCGTGAAGAGCGCGAGGACGCCAACCGCTGCCGCTCCTATTACGACGGCTACCAGTGGACTAAGGCCGAGCAGGACGCCTTGGCCAAACGCGGCCAGCCGGAAATCACCATCAACCACATCGCCCGCAAGGTGGAGCTGCTGTGCGGTCTGGAGCGCAAGGCCCGCACCGACCCCAAGGCGTTCCCGCGCACTCCGAGCGAGGAGGACCGCGCCGACGCCGCCACGCAGGCGCTGCGCTACATCGCCGACAACAACGACTACTCGCTATCGCGGTCGGCGGTGTTCGGCGAGATGCTGGTGGAAGGTTACTCCGGCATCGAGATGCGGCTGGAGGATGACGGCAAGGGCGGCGCCGAAATCCTGATCGAGCATGTGCCGTGGGACCGGCTGTTCTACGATCCACATAGCAGGCGGCCTGATTTCGCCGATGCGCGCTATCTCGGCACCGTGGTGTGGATGGACCGCGAACAGATGCTGGAAATGTATCCGGACGCGGACGACATCGCCGAGGCGTCGTTCGGCAGCGCCAGCAGCACCTTCGCTGCCTACGCCGACCGGCCGGAAAACGCGGTGTGGTCGGACAACCGGCGCACGCGGGTGCGCGTGGTGCAGTGCCACTGGACGAGCAACGGCACCTGGTGGCAGGCGACGTATTGCAAGAACGGCATGTTGAGCGACCCGTTCGTCTCGCCGTTCAAGGACCGGCGCGGCAAGAGTGCCTGTGGGATACTGCTGCAGTCGGCCTACATCGACCGGGAAAACCGCCGCTACGGCATGGTGAAGAACCTGCTGTCGCTGCAGGACGAGATCAACAAGCGGCGCTCCAAGGCGCTGCATTTGCTGTCCGTGCATCAGGCGATCGTGGAGAAGGGCGCCGTCAAGGATGTGGATGACGCAAGGGCGCAACTGGCCAAGCCGGACGGGCTGATCGAGGTCAACGCCGGCATGCGGTTTGAGGTGCTGCCAGGCGGCGAGATGGCGAACGGGCAGTTCCAGTTGCTGCAGCACGCGACGGCGGAGATGGCGCTGGCGGGGCCGAATGCGGCGATGTCTGGCACCGATGAGCGGCAACTGTCGGGCCGCGCGATCCTGGCGCAGCAGGCGGGCGGCGCCACACAGAACGAGCCGCTGGCCGATAGCCTGCGCTGGTGGAGCCGGCGGGTTTACGAGGTGGCGTGGATGGCCGCCCGCGAATACTGGACCGGCGAGCGCTGGCTGCGGGTGACCGACGACCTCGGTGAACTGCGCTGGGTGGGCCTCAACCGTCCGGTGACGCTGGGCGAGCAGATGGCGAAGCAGATCAGCCAGATGCCGGACCCGCAGCAGCAAATGATGGCGGTGCAGCAACTGCAGCAGGCCAAGAACGACCCGCAGATGGCGATGCAACTGCAGCAGGTCGTGGATATTGAGAACGATGTCACGGATTTGGACGTGGATATCACGGTGTCCGAGGGCATCGATGTGCCGGCGCAGCAGATGGAGAACTTCCAGACGCTCGTGCAACTGGCCGGCATGCAGCCGGGCTTGATCCCGCCCGAGGTGCTGATCGCCGCGAGCAGTTTGCGCGACAAGGACCAGTTGCTGGAGATGATGAAGCAGGCGCAGCAGGCCAAGGCGCAGCAACAGCAGAAGATGGCGCCGCTCATCGAGCGCAACGCGGTGGCCGAGGTGACGCAGAAGGAAGCCAAGGCAGCGGCCGATATGGCGCTGGCCAAGGAACGCGGCATCAATACCATCAAGGGCCTGCACTCGATGCACAGCGATTTCAGCGCGCCGCCGCATGGCGAGCCGTGGGTGGCGCCGGATGCGCCGTCGGCGCCTGGGACGGCGGGCGGTGTGCCACAGCTCGATATCGCGCACCAACTGGCCGACCTGCAGGCCAAGCACGTCGATATGCAGACCAAGCAGGCGGACATCGCCGGCAAGCAGGCAAAGGCGGCGTCTGACCGGGCCTCCGTGGTGCAGAAGCTGGCGGCCGCACAGGCGACGCTGCAGCCGCCCGCACCGCGTCCGCAGCAATACTAGCAGGGAGACAGGCTGACCGTGGCCAATGCGAAGTTAGAGGCGTTCCTGGCAGCGAACGAGCCGGAGGCCGTCACGCCGCCCACAGAGGCGCCAGAGCCGCCCGCCGCCGAGGTAGGGCAATCAGCGCCGGTAGAGTCCAAGCCCGACGCAGCGCCATCTGAGGCGCCGCAGGAGGCGGATGACGGCGATCTGTCGGATGCCGGCCCATCGGTGCCGCGTCAAGCGCTGCTCGATGAGCGCAGCAAGCGGCAGAACTGGGTGGAGCGCGCCAGTCGGGCCGAGGCGCAGGCGGAGGAACTGCGCAAGCAGATCGAGGGGCTGCGCAAGCCGGCGCAGCCGATGCCGCTACAGCCGCAGCAGCACCAGCAGTTCCAGTTCCCTGATCCAGCCGTTGACCCGGTGGGTTTCCAAGTCGCCCATGCGATGAACAACCGGTTCAACACCAGCCAACTGCTGGCGCAGAAAGAGCACGGCAAGGAGACTGTGGCCAAGATGGTCGATGAGTTTGCGCAGATGGCGCAGCACGATCCGACGCTGTGGGAGCGGATCAGACAGCAGGACGACCCATTCGATTGGGCGTTTCGTGAGATGGAGCGTCAGCGGCTGCTGCGCGATGTGGGCGAGGATCCGTCCGCGTATGAGAAGAAGCTGCGGGAGAAGTGGGAGGCCGAGCGCGCGGCGCAGATGCCGGCCGGCCTTGCCGTGCCAACCAACACGCCGGCACCGAACATGCCGCAGTCATTAGCCGGTGTGCGCAGCGTCGCAGGACGCGCCGCGCCGGTATGGTCCGGGCCACCGTCCGACCAGCAGATAGCCGCCGACATCCGTGCCCATCGCATGGCGAGCCGTCAGCGGTAACGAGCGAATTTACCGTGGAGTCTACGTGCGGCCTCTACGCGGGCGGCGTGGGCGTCCTCTGCGGTGAGGAAGGCACCGAGATGGTGCTTGCGACCATCATGCATGATTTCGGCAACCCAGTGCTTGCGGCGGTTTTCCCACCAGACACCCTTAAAGCCACTGGTGTTGTCGGATCGGCGCCTGCTGTTCTGCAGTTGCTGCATTCTGGTGGCGAGACGAAGGTTAGCAATTCGATTGTCCCATGGGTTGCCATTGATGTGGTCGAGTTCACCGTCTGGCCAGACCCCATGCACATGAAACCATGCGAGCCGATGGGCGAGGTAAAGTCGGTTTCGGACGAGAAGTTGCACGCGATTTGTCAGGGCTAATGTGCCGGCAATCGTCCCAGCGTATTTGTTGTTCCATTCCTTGCGGGCATTCGGTCGATGGCGCCAGACAAGCGCGCCGGTCTCAGGAATGTAGTCCAACAGTGATCGGAGTTGCTCAGGCGTCATGCCTGGGTCAATACGAGGCTTAGCCATGATCTGCTCCCATAAGCAGTGAGTGGTCAGGAGCCAGCAGGCTGCGCAAACAGCTACTGGCTCCGCCTACCTAGCACATTCCGACCCGGCCGCCGCGGGTAATCATCGGGCGCCTATCCAGGAATGCGCACCCCGGCCGCCGCGGGGACTCAATCGGGCGCTTCGGCCCTGCGATGTGGCCCGTCATCCATCGCACCTGCCGCCAAGGTCATGGGCGTTCCCAGCAATCCTAACGCTCAGGAACACGTTTCGTGGCAGACATGAATCTGACACCGGCTAGAGCCGGTTTAACGCCGACCCAGTGGCAGTCTGACTTCTTTCAGGAATATCTCAGGGATAACCAGTTTTCGCCCTACATGGGGTCGGAGATGGATGACATGATCCAGCTCCAGACGGACCTCACGCGCAAGCCGGGCGATAGCGTCGTGTTTGCCGCCGTCCGTAACCTCGTCGGCGCGGGCGTCACCGGCAATACGATCCTGGAGGGCAATGAGGAAATCCTCAACGCCCGCTCGCTCAAGGTGCCGGTGTCGGTCATCCGGCACGCCGTCGCGGTCAGCGACTGGGATAAGCAGAAGAGCGTGATTGATCTCCTTCAGGCGGCCAGGCCGAACCTGAAGAACTGGATCATGGGCAAGATGCGGAGCGACATCATCACGTCGCTCGGCTCGATCACCGCAGATGGCGACGTGCAGATCAGCTACGCCGCCGCCACCGCCGCGCAACGCAACACCTGGCTGGTGAACAACACCGACCGCGTGCTGTTCGGTGCCACCAAGAGCAACCACGTCAGCGGCGTCTATGCCACCGCGCTGACCGCGATCGACAACACCGCCGACAAGCTGACGGCGGCGCAGTTGACCCTGGCAAAGCGGATCGCGCGCACCGCCAATCCGAAGATCCGGCCCATCAGGATCAACGGCGACGAGGAATGGTTCGTGGTGTTCGTGCCGTCGCTGCCGTTCCGCGATCTGATGCAAGACCCGACGATCATCAACTCCTTGCAGTATGCCTGGGAGCGGGGTCGCAACAATCCGTTGTTTACGGCGGGCGACATCCTCTGGAACGGCATGATCATCCGCGAAATACCGGAGCTGCCGGTGCTCGTCGATGTCGGTGCCGGCGCCACGGTTGACGCCGCTGCCTCGTATCTCTGCGGCGCACAGGCGATCGGCGTTGCCTGGGCACAGCGCACCACCGCGATCACCAACACGCGTGACTATGACTCAATGGGGTCCACCATCCATTAATGGGTGGTTGCAAACCGGGTGAACTCAGGGAACCTCTCTCGCAGACAATCCTGAGCCAAGCCGCTGCAAGGCGGAAGGTGCAACGACCATCCCGCAAGGGAGTAGGGCCAAGCGGCCCGAAGCGCCCGGCCCCTCGACAGAGGGTGATGATATGGTCTCCTCTGCATGGCGACATGCAGCAGCCCGCAAGGGCGGTAGCGGTCTAGCGAAGCGCTATGAAGGTTCGGTTATGCACGGCGTTGGAATAATGGAGATCAGGGGAGTGAGCAAACTCCGTTTCGGTGTCGATCCTACGGTGGATCAGACAAAACCCGTGGACAACGCTGTGGTCACTATCTTTTCGGCAGCGGAACCAGACGCATAGGCAACGAACAACGGTGTGGAATACACTCTGTGAAGTGCTAAACTGAGCGAGGCCGGAGGGTGCTTGTAACACCCCTCGGCCTCTGACCACCGACATGAGGCGACACATCGATGGCTTTGGAATGCATACCCTATAACGGGCCGATAATCACGCGTGCGGAGGCCAGGGCTAAAGGGCTGAAGCGCTACTTTATGGGTCCAGGCAGGCCGTGCCGATCACGCGGCCACATCAGCGAACGAACGACTGTGGATGGCGGTTGCATCCAATGCGCTCGTGTCTCTTCGATGGATCAGGATCAGATCGAGAGAAAGCGCGCTTATTCGCTCAAGTATGCCGAGCAGCATCGCGCTGAGACAAATGCCAAGACCGCAGAACGGTATCAGCATCTCAAGGTAACTGATCCTGAAAGGCTTAAAGCTAAGCGGCTCCGTGACTACGCCGCACGCGATCCTGAGGCACAGGCCGCCAGTACTAAGCGCTGGTATCAAAAGAAGTGGGATGAACAGAAGGCCAAACGTGTCGCCAACAGCGCCAAACTCGCCGAATATGGCAAGGCATATGCTAGAGCTAATCCAGAAAAGGGCAGGGCAAGGTCACAGCGTCGGCGTGCTCGCACGATAGGCGCTGAAGGCTACCACATCGCAGAAGATGTGCGCCGCATTGGCGATCTCCAGAAGTGGAGATGCCACTGGTGTGGCAAGCTTACAAAAGACAGGTTTCACGTCGATCACATCAAGCCGCTCTCTAAAGGCGGTAGTAACTGGCCTAACAATCTCTGTATTGCGTGTCCTTCTTGTAACCGCCGCAAGAGCGCTACCGATCCGATCGAGTTTGCGCGTCGCAACGGCAAACTGCTCTAACCAGGAGACCAGCAATGGCAAGCGATAAGAACGAACAACAGCGGCGCGACGACGAGTCACGCGGCCCTGGCCATGGCGCGGCCGCACGCACGCCGCAGGGCGACCACACGCCGCGACAGGAGGAGCAGGCGCGGCGCGAGGAACAGGAGCAGCGCCAGGGACGGCGCCGGCAATCCCTCTCGGCGGAGGACAAGGCTGCCGTAGAGCAACGCGACGCCCAGACGCGGGAGGCGATGGCGGCCGCGTCGATCGGTGCGCAGATCATCCTCGACTACAATGAGGATGGCAGCAAAGGCGCACGCGGTGGTGCGGGCGGCTCGATCGAGGAGAACACCCTGGCTCGTGATGCGCACCTCGTAGCGTTGGGCCTCGATCCGGCGGCACCGAGCGGGCCACCACCGACGCCCGAGGCACTGGCGGCCAGGCGCAAGCGTGAGGAGGCGGACGCCAAGGCTGCGGCCGATCCGCAGTTCATCGCACCGGCCTCCGGCAAGGCCAGCCGCATGTCGTCGCTCGCGGCGGGCATCAACGCAGCCGATCTGCCGCCGCCCGCGCCGTAGTCTTCCCGCAGGAGTGTCTCCCATGGAACGTGAAGAAACACGCGTGCGTCGTCCGTTGCCGGCGCCGTCGCCCGACCTGTTGCACGCCGCGCAGCAGATCGGCGCGGAGCCGCCGACCCCGGAGGACGTGGCGGCTACTGTCGGCGCGCAGGTGGTGCTGCCACCTGACAGTGCCGCCGCCATGGGAGCCAAGGGCATCTTCGATACCGTCGAGGGCAACACGCTGCTGCGCAATGCGGGCTATGTGAACATGGGCCTCGACCCGACCGATCCGTCCGGCGAGTACAATCCGGACCCACCCGATGGTGGCAACGGCGGTGGTGGCGAGCCGACCGCGCCGCCCGTCAACCGGGATGTGCCGTTTGTCAGCCAGAGCGGCAGCACGTTGAACTGCACGATGGGTAACTGGGATGGCGAGCCAACGAGCTACGCCTACCAGTGGCAGATTGACGGCGCGGACGTTGGCACTGGCGGGGCAGACTACGCGGTGCAGAGCGGTGATGTCGGCAAGAGTGCCGTCTGTGTGGTGACCGCCACCAACGCGCTCGGCTCGACCGTGGCGCCGCCCTCCAACAGCGTCGTGGTGGCCTGAGACATGGCCGCACGGCTCAATCCGCTATTCCGGCCCGCGCAGCCAACCGACTTCGCTGGTCGTCTCAGGCAGCCGGAGATGCGTGGCCCTGCCTACGGCAACGCCGATCCCGGCATGGTCGTGCAGCCGTATGCCGACCCAGGCTATGCGCTGCCGAACGTTGATAAGCCTAATCTGGTGCAGCCTGAACAGCAGGGGCAGGAGTTGCAGGATATCTGGCGGGTTGGTGGCACCAACTCGCTGACGCCGTGGATCGAGTCACTGCCGCAGGCGCTGCAGATGTGGGATCGCCTTAGCCCTGAGCAGCAGGCGATGTACCAGGCGGCCTACCGGGCGCACAGCGGCAGTGGAGTGTAAGCCATGACCACCGTTGCCCAGCTCGGTGAGCGTGCATTGCGGCGGCTGGGCGTTGTCGTGGTGCCGATCGCTGACCGTCCGACAATAACTGCCACAGTTCCTGTCGGAAACATCGCGACCATCGCGTTGCAGGAACTTGGCGTGATCGCCGCCGACGAGGCGCCGGCCGCTGCGGATCAGGGGCTGGCCGAGGCCAAGGTGCGCGCGGTGCATGCCTCGCTCGTCGCTAATACCGGCGTATCCTGGAGCGAGTTGGCAATCCCGCAGGCGGTGGCCGAGGAATACGTCAAGCTCACCGCCGCGCAGGCCGCCAGCAGCTTCGGTAAGGCGGCCAACCCGGATGTCGTGGCATTGCTGGAGGCTCGGGTGAAGCGCACCACCCAGATCATCTACGCGCCGGAGATGGCGACCAACGCGATCATGGACGTGCATCGCGGCCTGGTCGCTACCGGACGTGCTGAGTGGACAACTCAAGATATACCACCGGCAGCTGAATCTAGTTATGTGGTTCTCGCCTGCATCGCGCTCGCCCCTCAGTTCGGCGTGCAGTTTGACGCGCGGTTAGGGATCGTGGCGCAACAGGACATCAACCGGATCATAGGGCTTCCATCTTCCGGGGTGACCGTGATGGCGGAATACTTCTGATGCCGCTGACATTCGCGCCGGCATCGGCCACGCCTACGGCGACCGCGCCCGAGGTCATCCACGACGAGCTGCATTTCGGCGGCTACCTGCGCCCGCCCGAGGTGCCGCCCGATCCGACCGGCGAGGGCTGGCGCGGGCCTCCAGGCGCGGACGGACAGGATGGCCAGGACGGCGAACCTGGCCCCCCTGGGAGTCCGGGTGCGGACAGCACTGTGCCGGGGCCTGCGGGGCCGCCTGGCGCCGATAGCACTGTCCCAGGCCCGATGGGTCCGGTCGGTCCCGCTGGGCCTCCTGGAAGCGCTGCGGACGCGGGCGCTGTCACCGACGTGGCACCGCCGCCCACGCCGGTCGATGGCGCGCTGTGGTGGGACGCGACCAGCGGCAACCTGTTCGTGTTCTACGACGACGGCACATCCACCCAGTGGGTGCCGGCGACCAGCACGGTGTCGATGCCAACGCCACGCAACGCCGCCCGCCTCCAGGCGCAGTGGCAGAACGCGGCAGTGGTGTCCGACGATACGGTCTGGCTGTGCTTCGACACTCCCTACGCTGGGACGGTCAACGGGCTGACGTATTTCACCGGAGCGGGCAGCTTCACCGTTGCGATCCAGATCAACGGTGTGTCGGTGACCGGCCTCGGTGCCGTGGCCGTCAGCAGCGCCACCCCGGCGACCACCAACGCTACGGCCGCCAATACATTCGTGGCAGGCCAGCGGATCACCGCAGTGATTACCGGCAGCACCGGATCACCGACCGATACGCTGCTGTCGCTTGCTGTGACGTGGAGCTAGACGATGTGCGCCTGGGTCTTCGGTGATTCTTTCGATCCGTACACAGCTGCCGATGATATGTCCAAGGGGTTCTGGGACAGTCTGACGCCAACCTCGCTCAGTCTGGTTGCTGGCCGGTTCGCCGGAAGTCAGGCGGCGAGTTTTGGCAATAATGTTCCGATCCTGATAAAGAACAGCGCCGTCAACGACGCCGTGCATCATGTGTCGTGTGCCTTCCGCCAGACCGCCGCGTTGAGCGGCACGCTGCTGGGCGTGTCGTTCCAGTTCAGCGACGGCGCGACGAACCAGTGTTGCGTAGTGTTCCGAAGCGACGGCACGATCCTGCTAACCTCGGCCACGCCGACCGGAACGACGCTCGCCACCTACGCGGGCGCGGTGACAGCCGGTAATACGTGGTTTCATTTCGAGTTCGAGGTGGTCATAAACAACACGGCTGGATCGTTCAAGGCTCGCAAGAACGGCAACACGGTCGATGACTTCTCGGCGACCTCGCTAAACACGCGACCGGGTGCCAATCCTTACGCCAACAGGATTACAATCAGCGAGTTCAACAGCGTCGGCGCTCACCAGTTAGACGACTTCCTCTGGCGTAGCACTCTCGATGCATCTACTG